AAGGGTCTTCCTTTGCGGGGAATGGTGCCCAGCCGGGGTATTTGCGTGATGATGCAAGTAGAAGGAGCGCGGGATGACTCACCACTGCAGGCCGGGTGATCGGTGATGGGCAGGCCCGCGAACCGGGCGGTCCACTCGAGCAGAACCGTGGTGGAGCTGCAGACGTCGGCGTTCGACCTGTTCGATCGCATGATCGAGGCGCGGTCGCCTGTCGCGGCGTGATCGACTCGGGCCGTCCGCAGGACGAAGGTCGAGCACACCGCAAGCGTGGGACGCCGTCACCCGAGACGGCGTCTCTGCTCGTCGACTACCAGGCGGCGATGCGCGACGAGCTCCGCGCCTGCCTGGTCGAGCTGAAGGGATCCGTCGCCGAGACGGGCCTGCTCGATTCCGAATTCACGACGTCGGAGGTCCGGACCCGGCCCAACCTCACCGATCGCCAGCGCCTGTGGGACCTGGCGATCAAGATCGGCCGTGAGCTCGGGTCGGCCGTCGACGCTGATCCGGTGCCGCTGGCCGAGACTGCAGCGGGCCCGAAGCCACGCCGGCGGCGCGCCGTCGACTACGGGTGAGCCGGCGCGCCTACCCGGTCCCGCGGTGGCAGACTCCCCTGCCCGATGGCGTCGTCGGATCGTGGGGTCCCGACGTCGAGCTATGGGCGCTGACCGAGCTCGGCATCCGGCTCGATCGCTGGCAGCGCCGGGTCCTGAACCGGGCACTCGTGTACGGCGCCGACGGCCGGCTGCTGCATTCACTGTACGTCGCCTCGACAGCCCGGCAGAACGGCAAAACGACGCTCGTCCGATCGCTCGTCGGCTGGGCCCTGACGGCCCGGCGAACGCCGCCATGGTCGATGATCTACGGGCTGGCACACGACAAGAAACAAGCGGCCCTCCCCTATCGCGCCGTCCTGGCCGACCTCCGGCCGATGGCTCGTCGCCTGGGCCCGCCATCCCGCGGCGGGCTGTCGCTGACGCGGTATCTCGGCATCACGTCGGCGACCTACGGCCGGAGTCGCGAGTACCACACGGGCAGCCGGGAAGCGCGCGACGCGCTCCGCGGAGAAGGCGTAGACCTGGGCCTGTTCGATGAGGTCAGGACCCAGCGCGATTTCGATACCTGGGCGGCGCTGGAGCCGACGACGACGGCCCGACCGGACCCGCTGATCGTCGGCACATCGACCGCCGGCGATGATCGCTCGGTGCTGCTCCGCGCCTGGTTCGATCGCGGCCGACGCATCATCGAGGGCGCCGAGCCGGCTAACGGATTCGGGATGACCTGGTACGCGCCGCCCGATGACATGGCGCCCGACGATCCGCGGGCCTGGGCGCTCGCGTCGCCGGCGATCGCCGACGGCCGGCTCGATCCGCTCCGGGTCCGCGATAGCATCGGGTCGCTGGGCCCGGCCGCGTTCCGATCGGAGCGGCTAAACCTGTGGTCCGATGCCGTCGATGAATGGCTACCGCCGGGCCTGTGGGCGGCGACCGCGGCGGCGCAGCCCGACGAGCACCGCGCTCGCGTGGTCCTGGGCGTCGAGGCCGTCCCGACCTGGCGGCGCGTGTCGATCACCGTCGCCCTGCTAACCGATGACGGCGCGTGGGTCGGGATGGCCGCCGAGATCGACAGCTCGCGGACGGCCGCGGCGACCGTCTCACCGGCGGCGCTCGTCGCGCTGCTCGATCAGGTGGCGCGCGCCTGGCGCCCGACGACGGTCGCCTACTCCGGCACGGCCGCGGCGGCGCCCCATGTCGAGGCGTGGGCCGAGGCCGCCGGCGTCGCGGTCGCTGCCCTGGGCCCACGCCAGCTCCGGGCCGCGTCCGAGCTCTTCCGCTCGGAGCTGATCGGCCGCCGGCTGACCCACGCCGATGATCCGCTGCTAGCCCGTCAGGCGCGGGCCGCCCGGCCGAATACGGCGATCGAGGCCGGCGGCTGGTACTTCGGCGTCCGCGAATCCACGGGCGAGATCGACGCGCTTCGGGCGGCCGCCTGGGCCGCCTGGGCCGCCATCGCGCCCGACGAGCCGGAGACGCCGGCGAATATCCACGTCTAGGCCCGCCAGAGGCGCTAGGACGGCCCGAGGCGCCCTGTCGATGGGCGACTGGCGCGGATGCCCTAACGCGCACTCTCGGGCCGTCAGCGGCGACTGTAGGATTTCCGCTGTATTCGTGTCAAAACTCGTGGTATCTTCCGGCCCGTGGGCAAGGGCAAGCGCCGCGACCGTCACGCCAAGGCGTCACTGTCGCCCGAGACGCAGCCGGGCCCGGCGATCGCTCGGCGTCACGGCTTTGACGGCGGCATGCTCGGCCACGATTCGACGTATGCCGTCAACGTCACCGAGCAAGTGTCCCTGGGCGTCGATACCGTCCTGGCGTGCGTCCGGGTACTCGCCGACCTGACAGCTGACGCGATCGTCGGCGAGTACCGCGGCGGCGTGCGGCTCGATCAGGAATCGCGGATCGTGCGGCGGCCGATGGCGAGTATCACGCGCCGAACGTGGATTTGGCTATTGACCGCGACGATGGCGCTGTACAACGGGTCCTACGTCCTGCGGCGATTCGGCCGGGACGCCGATGGCATCGCCTACACGCTGGAGCCGGTCGCACCCCCGCGCGTCGCGTGGCTGAATGCGGCAACGGTGCACGTCGATGGGAAGCCGGTCAGCCCGCTCGACCTCGTGTGGATTCCGCGTATGACGTTTCCGACCGTGACGCGCGAGCTCGGCTGGCTGATTCGCCTGGCTCGGGAGTCGTTCGCCGCGGCGTCGGCCGCCGATCGGTTCCGGGCGGGCTATTGGGAAGCCGGCGGAGCGCCAAACGTCTACATCACGAGCGACCAGCCGATGACCGGCGATCAGGCTGATGAGGTCCGCGACAGGTATGTGGAGCGACGCACGACAAACCCGGGCGCGCCGCCAGTGTTCAGTCGCGGCGCGAAGCTGGAGGCGCTCGGCGCCGACCTCGCCGGCCAAGGCGCATCCGCGGCCGTGTCGGCCATCGGGACATCGGTCGCGCGGTACTTCGGTGTCCCGTCCTGGCTTGTCAACGTGCCATCGGAGGCGGGATCGCTGACCTACGCCAATGCGTCGTCGGCCGGGCTCGATCTGGTCCGTTACACGCTGCAGCCGGGCTACGCCGGCCCGATCGCGGATGCCTGGTCCGACGAGCTGCCGGGCGACTACCTGACCGGCCGTCGCGTGGTGATGGACCTCGGCCACCTGACTCGCGGGACCACGCTAGAACAATTCCAGGCGTACCAGATCGCGACGGGCCAGCGGCCGTGGATGCTCCCCTCCGAGGTCCGGTCGGAGCTCCACATGCCTATGGACATGACCCTTGACGAAGCTGGCGCACCCGCGCCGGCCATGGAACAGATAGGAGCGCCAGCATGACGACCGAGCGACAGACCGAGGCCGAGCGACAGTCCGCCGAGCGCGTCGACAAGGCCGCGCGGATGAACGACGAGCTCGCGGAGCGACTGCACCAGAACGACGTGCAGCCGGGCATCACCGAGAAGCCGGCGCCGAAGGCCAAGCCGACCCCGAAGGCGGCCGACAAGCCGTGACCGACTTCCGGCGGATCGCGACCGGCGACGTCGCCATCCGCGCCGAATCCGAGGGCGACGGGCGCACCATCGACGGCTACGCCTACCGCTGGGGCGAGACGACGGAGGGCGCTGAGGAATACCCGGGGCTCCTGGAGAGCTTCGGGCGCGGCGCGTTCGGACCGGCGATCGCCGCGCGCGGCGGGCGCCCCTGGCCGTACCTCGACCGTCACGGCGGGACCGTCATCGGCGGCATCGTGTTCGACGAGGACGCGACCGGGCTGCACTACTCCGGGCGGCTACTGGAGACGGTCGCCGCTCGCGAGTACGCGGCGACGGTCGAGGTCAATAACGGTGTGTCGCTGGAGTGGGTTATTCGCGGGGCGAGGTCCCGGCGGCAGGGCAACACGATCATCCATCAGTCGGTCCCGCGGATCGCGGCTCTCGCCGGGGAGTACATCCCGGCCTACGTCGGCGCGAGTGTCGCGTTGCGGACAGGAGGAAACGGAATGGACAACGAGCCGACGACAGAGGTCGCCGACCAGCCCGTCGAGGCGCGGATCGTCCCGCTGACGCGCGAGCAGATCAGCTCGCTCGCGACCGATGCAGCGACCGAGGTCATGCGCCAGTACGCCGAGCGCGGCGCGCTGACCACGACCGCGACGGACCCGCTCGCCGGCTACGCGACGCTGGGCGAGATGGTGCACGCGGCCGCCCGGGCCGGGGCGAGCAACCCGGAGCTCCGCGCGCACGCCGCCCGAGCGATCGCCCGTCGCGCGCTCGACGACACGACGTTCAACAGCGGCGCCAATGCCGCACTCGCGAACGGCAACCTCGTCACCCAGGAGCTCCAGCGGCTCGTGAACCGCGGCCGGCCCGCGATCAACGCATTCGGCGGCCCGCGGCCGCTCGGCGACATCGCCGGCCTGACGCTCAACTGGCCGTACTTCGATGGCACCCTGGCCGATTTCGTCGCCGCGCAGTCGGCCGAGAAGGCCGCCATCATCAGCGCGTCGGTCGATATCAAGCTCGGGACCGAGGCGCTGCTGACCTACGCCGGCGGGTCGGATATCTCGTTCCAGGTTATCCGGCGCGGCAGCCCGTCGATCCTCGACATGTACGCGCGGATTTGGCTAGCCGCCTGGTCGGCGGTCACCGACGCGGCGTTCGTGACCGAGCTGGAGTCGGGCAGCGTCACGGTAGACCTGGCCGAAGCGATCACCGCGGTCGACCTGACCGAGCTGACGGGACACTTCATCACGGCATCCCTGGCAGTCGAGGCCGCGACGGGTCAGCCGGCACAGTTCGTGCTGGCGTCAACGACCGCGTTCACGAAGGCGGCGAACCTGATCGCACCGAGCAACACCGACATCGCCGCGGCGTCGAGCATGGACCTGCGCGGGCTGCGGATCGCCGTTGGCAACCTGCCCGTGATCCATGTCGCCGGCATCACGGCCGGAAAGATGATCGCGAGCAACGAGCTTGCGGCCGCCTGGTTCGAAGATGGGCCGTTCTTGGCGTCAGACGATGACGTCGAGAAGCTCGGCCGGAATGTCGCGTACTGGTCGCTGGGCGCCGGCGCCCGGTTCATCCCGGCCGGCATCGTCGAAATCTACGACGTCACTCCGTAGTCCGTGCCGACCTACGTCACGGGCGCCGAAATCCTCACGGCGGCCGGGGTCACCGCCCCGACCGCCGATGAAACCGCCTGGGCCGGCGTGTGTGCCGCGTCGGTTCAGGCGGCGATCGATACCCGCATGGAAGGCCAGACGATCGGCGCCGGTGACGACGTCGATGACGAGCTGCAACGGTCGGCCGTCATCGACGGCGTGTCGGCCTACCTGTCGAAAGACGCGCCGCACGGCATCCTCAACGTGGGCCCCGACGGCGACGTGACGCGCCTGGGCGCCGACGTGCTCCGGGCATCGTTGCCCGTCATCCAACGCCATCATCCGACCGCCGGCATCGGCATTGGATGAGCACATTCGCGACACGACGCGCCGACCTGACCACGGCGATGGCCGCGGGCAGCGTCAAGGTCAGCCCGGCGCCGGGCTCGATCGCGCCGCCGGTCGTGCTGATCTTCGGCGACGGGATACCCGACCTCCGAGGCATCGGCCGCGGGCAGGTGCCGGCCCGGTTCCGGCTGATCCTGCTGGCGGGCAAGCCGGACGCCGCGGCGTCGGCGAAAGCCCTCGACGCGCTGCTGCTGGCCGTCCTGTCGGTGCTCCGGGCCCTGGCCGGCTGGACGATCGTCGAGGTCCGCGGCGTTCGGACCCGCTCGGACGCCGGATCGCTCTACCTGTCCAGCGACGTGATCGTCGAATCCATGATCGAAATCCCGTAACCGGAGGGCCGACCCCATGACCGCGAGCACGCCGCAAATCCCGAAGATCGTCCTCTTCAAGCTGGCGACCATCAGCTTCGCCGAGGATGCGATCGACGTCGAGATCGTGCCCACGCCGGGCCCTGTCCAAACGGTCCTGACGCTCGACGGCGTGCAGCACCAGGACGTCGCAACCGAATCGTGGGCGCTCCGGGTCGCGATGATCCTCGACCATGACAGCGTGCGCCCGGGCCTGGCCTACTACCTGAACATCCACAAGGGCGAGACGGTGGCGTTCGAATACAACGCGCACGGCACCGCGGCCGAATCCGCGACCCTGCCGAAATGGACCGGGAGCTGCAAGCTCCAGCCGGTCCCCTATGGCGGCTCGGGCAACGTGTTTGCCGAGTACGAGGTCCTGCTGCCCATCATCGGGACCCCGCTCCGCGACGCGACCCCGTAGCCGTGGCCCGGACCGGGCCCTCGGTTTCAGTCACAGGTGACGTCGAATTCCGACGGGCAGTACAGACCATGGCGCGCGACGTCGGCGATCTATCCGACACGTCACGTCGCGCCGCCGGGCTCGTCGCCGATCGCGCGCGGGCCCTGGCGCCGCGGGTGTCCGGTCGCCTGGCCGGCGATATCCGGGTCGAGGTCGATCGGGTCGGCCCGGACGGCTCGACCGCGGACGTGCTCGTGGGCAGCTCGCTGGTCCCCTACGCCGGCCCGATTCACTTCGGCTGGCACGACCGCAATATCGAGCCGCAGCCGTTCCTGACCGATGCCCAGGACGATGAACGCGATGCCGTCGTCGCGCTGTACGCGGCCGAGGTCGCCGACGGCGTGCGCCGGATCGACCGGACCACCCCACCATGACGGAGGTACGAACCGATGAACGAGACGGAGACACAGCGTCTGGACCCGCCCATGGGGACGATCACCCTCGACCTGGACAGCCTGACGCTGGGCGAGATGACCGAGGCCGAGCGCCAGTCGGGGCAGGACTTCTACACGATGCTGACCCGGGGCAAGGCGACGCGCCGGCTCCTGGCGCTGTTCATTCACGAGTTGCGGAGCTCCGCAACGCCGCGCTCCTGGCACGAGCTCGCCGCCCGTCGGCCGCTCGCCGAGATCAGCTCTTCATCGCCGTCGTCACCGGCTGGGGCCCCACCGAAGCAGGGAAGCTGACCCGGGGCGACGCCGAGTACGTCCTGGGCATCCTGACCGAGCTGCACGGCGGCACCGGCCGGAGGTCCCGTGGGCGCGCGTAGCGATTCCGACGTCAACGTCCATATCAAGGGCGATGCCAAGGGCCTAAAGACCGCCCTGGGCACCGCCGATAAGGACGTCGCCGGCTTCGCGAAAAAGGCGCTCGGCGTCGGTATCGCGCTCGTCGGCGTCCGAGAGGGCTTCGAAGCGATCGGTGACACGCTCAACGAGGCCGATCGCCTCGGCGACGCGATGGCTTC